GAGGTTGGTTGAGGTTAGGTTGGTTGATGCTGGCGTTAAAAGTATTCCAGACCCTTTTCCAGAATTGTTTCCATCTAGGAAGTTTACATAAACTTGTGAGGTGTCAGGATCGTAAACAGGGTAAAGTACATCTACGCTTGAAGTAGACCAAACTGAAGCAGAAGAAAAAGTTACAGAATTACCTGACGCATTTATAGTCGCTTCTTTTGCAGTTCCCTTGTTTGAATTGCCACCGTCTTCATAGGTTATGAGTGCTTTAACCCCAGTAGTATAATTAACTCCTGTATAATCAATCGTTCCGGTTGTTGCAAAAGTTGTGGCTGTTCCAACTGTAAAGCTAGACCCTGCGCTTGAGTCAACAATATTACAAGTTCCGTAATCAGAATTACCTTCATCTTGGTAAACTAAAATTGATTTTTGTAAGGAAGATATGTATTCCAAACTAATATACTTTGGTTGTGACGCTAAAAATTGAGTTTGGTTGGCCGCGCTGAAAGCGTTGGTTGGAAAAGCTAATTCAGAACCAAACCAAAGATAACCTAAATTACTACCCGCATCTGCTGCTGCTATAACCCATTTACCTACATTGGAATCAAACGTAGCTGTTACATATTCCCACCCTGTCCCAGAGTCTATATCTGCTGGAGTCCCCCAGTTTGCAAAGGTTGTACCATCAATTATCACACCTCTAGCGTTTCCCGCAGTATTCATATAAGCCAATAAAAATTTATTGTTTGCGGTATCGTAAGACAAACTAGGTCGGTTCTTTGGCCCACCCCAATTTCCTGTGTCGAGTATTCCAACTTGTACTGTTCCAAAAGTAATACTGTTGTCGGAAGGATCAACTGTTGCTGTTAATCCACTTATGTAACTGCTGTTGTCTATATCTGCGTATACAATCGCTATCTTTTGAAATGCTGGGTAATAAGCGCAGACCATATTGTTGTATATTCTATTACTGCCAGAAAAAGTGCTAGGTGTACCATAGGTCACGCTGTTACCGCTTATTTGACCTACCACTGCTTTTCCCACATACCCATCGTCTGCATCTCGATAAATCACAACAATCCTATCAGCGTTAGGATCATACGTTGCAGCAGGGTAGCCGTCTAAACTGGCTGTGGTTGAAAAAGCTGTTGGTGACCCGTTGGAAAAAGCAGTTTCACTAACTTCCGCAGCCTTCCCCGCAGCAGTGAGAATGACAGGCGCACCCGAAGAGATGTTTCCGTCAGCTACAAAGTCTGTGTTGTTTTGACCGCCACCTGCTGGCAGCAGATCGGCTAAATTAGTCATTTATACGCTCCAACCAATGCTTCCGTTTATGTAGGTCATTGTTATTTCAGCGAAGTTCTTGTCAAAGGTCAAATCAGTAGCTGAACTAGCTATATTGCTCCCGTTACGCGCCACTGTAAAACTAGTAGTTGCCGCTGCACCTGTACCATCCTTCACGATAACAAAGTCACCAGCCGATGGGCCAGAAGGTAAAGTAAGGGTAATACTTCCTGCGGTTGCCACAATAAACTGACCGGATGTAATAGTAGGCATACTTACCCCAGTAAGCGTAGGATCAGGTTGGCCTCCAGTTACAACTGAGGTTCCATCCTGTTTTGTTACTGAAACCCGGATAACATCATCGTCATCTTTAGTTATATAAATCCTATCCCCTGCGGCACAGGTATAACTAGCACCACCATTAATGTTGCACGTAGTGGCGTTAAAGGTCATGGGCCATGCGGCGGCAGCTATGAGTACCATCTGCTGGCCTTTAGTCATGGTAAATGCAGTCGTAGTAGTTGTTCCTGTAATTACTGCTACATTACCCGTTGCGCTAGTAAGGTCTACAGTCGTTGCCGAAGCTATATCTGCATTGACTAAACTAGTAAGCCCCGTACCACCATTGGCTACTGCCAAAGTTCCCGCCATAGTGATTGTGCCTGACGAGGTTATTGGGCCACCGCTATAACTTAACCCTGTTGAACCCCCAGAGACATCTACAGAACTAACTGTTCCTGCCCCTGCTTCAGTAGGATTAGCATTAAATACCGCTGCACCCGTACCTGCACCATCAGTGTATACAAATACTTTTTCTCCAGTCCCTATCGTGACTTCTGCACCTGAACCCTGCTTAATAGCGATTGATTGCCCACCAGTGGTAGCGTTCTCAATCATCCACATCTTACTTACCGTATTAGGGCCAAGTGTGGCAGTTCGTGTACCAGTGAGAGAAACAGCCGAAGTAAACTTCAAATACAAGGCTCGTGCGCCATCGGCTGTAGCATCAGGGATAGTGAACGTTTCATTAGAGTCAGCCGCAAATTGTTTAGTGCCGTACCCTAACGCATCGGTAATGAGTTCCAGGTTCGTATTGGTACTGGTTCCCCACGTACCATCCTCATCTCCCGTAGTAATTTCTTTTAGTCGTAAATTGTTTACATAAGTTGCCATAATTAAGTCCTATGCCGCTTTGTCAGTATCTATATCCACCCAGTTAGGGGTTTGAGGTGAACTAATATTAATCCAATTTGGTGTCTGTGTAACGTCTATCGAACTCCAACCTTTAATTGAAACAGTGCCTATGGCTCCTGTACCTACAACCCCGTTGGGGTATGCAACGCTATTCAAACTTACTGTAACTGTACCAACAGCCCCAACTGCGCCTACTCCAGTAGGAGTAACTATTACCAGAGGCGTAACTGCTTCAACAGCTCCAGTACCTTCTACTCCTGTAACCGTGTACGACCAATCGTAAGCTGGGGTTACTGTACCGACAGCGCCAGTACCTGCTACCCCGTTAGGAATAGTAAATACGCTACCAATACTGAAGGTGACTGTACCTACTGATCCGGTTCCGCTTATACCGTTAAGTACAATATTTTCGCTAGTGTTAGTACTAACACCGTTTACTTCGCCTATCCCTTGTACCCCAGTTAAGCTGAAGCTTGGTACAATGGATACACTACCTATAGAGCCTGTGCCTTCAACGCCTGTGGGTCTAACCAACCCGGTGTAGTTCAGTACTACTGTCCCTACTGCGCCTGTACCTTCTACTCCCGTAGGAGTAACGTTGGCGGTATAGTTTACAGAGACAGTACCGACAGCCCCTGTACCGACTACGGAAATGCCATTAGCACCCCACGCGCCTGTACCCCAACCACGCGCACCCCAAGTTGCACCGAGGTCTACAAGAGTAGAGGCTTGACCACCCCACCTATTGTGACCCCAAGGTCGTTGACCCCATCCACTCATGGCAGTGGCCTATTACGCTATACGAATAATCGCAGTAGCAGCCGCAGCAGCAGGGAATTGGATTTGGAAATCACCCGTACTTACTGTTTGATCCCCACCAAAACTCAACACCGCACACGCAGAGTTAGAATCAGTCGTGTCGTAAATCAACCCTCCACACGTTGTAAACGAAGAGGAAGTCCACGTTACTGCACTAAAATTAGTAATCGCTGTTGTACCATCGGCTGTAGGCGTGACAGAAGTAAGAAGCTTACCCCCCGCACTGTATCCTGTACCCGACAGCTCATCACTGTTGCCAGTAACATCACTGTAGTTGGTAGTAGCTGCACCGTATGTACCACTACCAGAGGCAGTAGCTGTTAGAAGCGCCAGCTTAAACGTAGTGCTCCCTGCGGTGAAGTTATGTAAACCCTTCATCAGTTCAACTTTAAACGATGTGGGCATTGCAGTTGAGATTGTAATTGCCATATCAGACCTCTAATAGTTTGACGAGTTCAGGATGCCCAGCATCCGTAAAACGGTTGGTTAATGTCGTATTATGAGAAGCTACAGCCTGACGTAAATAATTGGTCATTACGCCTCTAATATCTTCTCTAAATGCTTCTGCTTGCGCCTGTATAACAGGGTGTGAGTTACTGCCTATAGATATCACTTCGTTCACGGCTTGCTCTGCAAGTTCTTCAGGGGTGAACCCCCGGCCCGAAACCATAGTCGCTGTTGCTATTCCTATCTTTGCGCCGCCTTTTGTACCAATCATAAATTATCCTATTGAGGAGCTACTCTTACTACTCCTGAACGATATGTGTCTGTCTCTAACCTACCTGCACCCAGGTTACGTAGCAATAGCATAGCTTGTGCGTATAGTTTCTCATATAGCGCTATCATATCGCCTTCTCCTTTCTGGAACCGTATAGCTTGCACCAAAGCCCCATTAAGCAGTGCAGAATCAAATTCCGTTCCTAACCACGTAGTTCCTGCCGTCACAATAGAATCCGGGTACTCAGCATAATGTATTTCTGACTGATACGCCGCATCCGGTGTTGGCCCCAGGATAAAAGTAGTCTGTCCAAATATACCGTAATGTACAGGCAAACCTGTTGCTGTAGGTAAAGGGTAAGCTTCCCGCATAAAACTAACGTCCTTGTTAAGCAGGTAATGGTAGGTTCCAGCTCCATCTATAACAGCTAAAGAATACACATACAGTATATTAGAAGGCATCGTCAGGTACTTATTGTTAAGGCTCATGTTACCTGTTTGATTTTTACGCATGGCAGGTAAATCTACGGACGCAAAAATAGTTTGCTCTGCTTGTTGGGTAAACATAGCCAACTGATCGTCTGTAAACGTTTGCTCACAGATATCCTGTATATTGGTTTTAAGCTCGGTGTAATTCACCTAACACTCCCTACGCCATAGGCCCACGAGCTATAATGCCCTTAGTTGCTGCACCAACACCGCGTATTTTTATTCCGCTAGTTTTAACTGGCCCAGAAGACTGTTCTGGTGAGTTAACTTTTGTACCAGGGTTGTACTCTTTAACACCCGGCATCTTTTTAACTTTAATCTTACCCATTGTTTCACCTCATCAAGTTGGTGTGTTTGCTTGCCCACCCATACCGCTGTGAGCAGTGCAATAATAGTGTAACGTAGGTGCTCCTGCTGCTACTACTATTTGTGTATAAGCACCCGGATTACCCGGTGCTCCATTCGTTGTGACTCCGGTAGTATATTCTACCCCCCCACCCCACGTTCCATTTGGAGTTATTGAAAATCTCAACGGGTGTGGGCCATTTGTACCATCTGACTGATCAAATTTATAAGTGTTCCCTTCAAACAAAGTTAATGTAGGGCTTACCACGCCATCTATATAAAACTTATTACCTGTCCCATATACGTTTGTGCCTGTAGCCACTGTAACTGTTAAAGTAGTGGTAAGTACTATAGACACTTCTCCAACATGCCCAAAAGCAAAAATAGGGTCTGCTGGTTGTAATCGCGCTCGACTTTCAGCATAACCTGTAAAATCGGGTCTTGGGTCACGTATTGCCTGTGGGTCATTCACAGGAAACGTTCCTAACATTAACTGTGGCTGGTCAGGATTCCAACATTCAGGACAAGCTTTAATGCCCGTAACCACTGCTTTTATAACAAGTGGTTTTAACTGCCGTAACCTGTACTGAAAACCACATACATCACACTCTGCTAACGCATTTTGCCCTGACGCAAACCTCTCACTCATAGCTATCTAGGCCCATATAGGCGAGGGATAAGCATTTCAGAAGCTTTTTCTCTGTCTTCTCCCGCTGCCAATGTATATTGTTCATCATATTGCGCTTTTAACATTTCTAACCTAGTCATGCCTTCAGGCAGTTTAGTAGCAATGTAATAAGCTAAACCTGCCACCAACGCTGGCAAAAACCTAAATGGCATATCAGGAGTCTGCACTCCAGCACCCGCGTCTTGTATGCGCCGCAATCGCCAATACCTAACTATATAGTAAGGTGCTCCCACTGTACCTTGGTCAGGGATAGGCCACACCGTAATGGTAGGTTGATCACGTAGTCTGTCTATCCAACACTGAATAGGTCGGCCTTGCGTAAGTTTGTTGGGAATAGAAGCGTAATTATCTACACTAATTCGAGAAAGATTTAAGTCAGTCTGTAGAGTAGTGCTACCTTCATTAGTACGGATAACTTGTTCAAGTAAATCAATAGTATCCGCAGGAAGGTTGTAAGTAGCAGTGCCTTGACCAAGATTTACAAACCCCTCGTCAATCGTCCACATATTTACACCACGATTAGCCCACTCTATAGTGAGCAGGTTCATAGAGCGTCTAGCAGTTTTTAAATCATATCCTGAATGAAGCTCACGCCCAGCACGTTCAAAGGCTTCTTCAGCAACTTCTGTGAAGTCCATTGTAAATGCTGTAGTGCCAGACGTAGCCATGTGTTAGCGCCCTCTTCTCTTAACTGGGCCTTTCTTTTTAGCCATACCACCACCGCGCATCTTTTTTGGCATAGCCATACCACCGCCCCGCATTTTCTTAACTGGGCCTTTCTTTTTAGCCATACCACCACCACGCATTTTCTTAGTAGTTGCCATACCACCACCGCGCATCTTACGTTTCTTAACTGGACCTTTCTTTTTAGCACCTGCCATCTTGTAATCTCCTATAGAATTTATTACGTAGTTTATACATTGGTTCTACATCATACTCTTTAAAATATTGCTCGTAATACCCCACAGACCTTAGCTTTTCAGCCGCTTGCTCTAACTTAGAAAGCCGCTGTACAAAAACCAGTGCATATTCAATGTCTGTCTCTGGTTCAAAATCTTCACTATCTAGCAACTCTTGTTCGTCATCGTCAGGGTGGAATCCCATAACCCATAAGTCTTTGTCTTTGTACAAGTTTTCAGAAATACGTTTGTTAATTATGTCATGGTATTTATGAAATCTGTCTTCTCTTTTTATAAAATCAGTATCTACTATTATCACTAAGTCCTTGTCTTCATTCCAGTTTTTTAAAGTATTAGAAAGTAACCCATAAGATTTATCTTCCTTAAAAACCACTTCAACTTTGTTGTCTTCCCACGCTGTTTTTGCGTAAGGACACGCAGGTATATCATTGAACTCGGAGTTACGTGGCTCTAATACGTGTTTAGACCAATCTCTAATCTCTGTAACTATTCCAGTTTTCTCTTGTTGGTTAATCATTTCTTTTTCTTAACCACCTTTTTTCTACGTAAAGACTCTACTCTTCTTGGTTTACCTGCCGGTTGTCCTAAACGTTTCTTTTGCGCTATACGGGACTTTTTTTCTGCTGCTGTCATTTCCTTTGACGTTTTAGGTGTTTTACTCGACACCTTTTTAGTAGGTCTACAATAAGGCGTTCCACGTTTATCTCCTTTCTTTCGACCACAAGCTTTGCCCGTTTTTACGTCTTTCCAATCTTCTTTGAACCAACGTTTTAACGCGGCTCCTTTTTTAGTTTTACGAACGGCCACTAGCTTTCTTCTTCCTACACTTAGCTATAGCACCTGACGCATAAGCAGACGGAAACACTTTGTATTGAGCTTTTACTTTGTGATAGCAAGCATCTTTAGTAGAACCGCCTTTTTTTAAAGCAATGGGCTTAATCCTACCCATACCCCGACACTTCATCATCTACGCCATACCCCTTAAAGTTTTAGCTAAACGTGCACGTTGCCCCAGTTTTCCTGGTTCTTTAGCAGCCGCATTTAGTTTTTTAGCAGGTATTTTCTCCCCTGCCTTAACCCCTAATTGCTTACGCAACGCACCAGGTTTCTTTATGGCTTTTTGAATCCACCCACCTTTTTTAAGTTTCCTGCTTTTTTTCGGCATCTTGTCTGGGCTCATTACACCCATGCCTCGACACTTCATCATGCAAGCCACCTCACTTAGTTTTTTTCTTTACCGTCTTTTTAGGAGCAGCTTTCTTAGGCTCTGCTTTAGGTTTTGCTTTAGGGGTTGCTGTTTCGCCCGGATCAGGTCTGCCAAATAAGCCAACCATAATATATCTCCTTAAGTATCAACTAGTTAAACTATTCTTCCACGGGTATGGCCTTTACGCGCAATGCCATCGGCGCGGCTTGAAGCACTGCCTACCTTACCGCCTTTAGCCATCATAGTAGAAGCGCCTGAGTACGCGCCTTTACCCATAGACTTTTCCATACCTTTGCTTTCGTTTCTACGAGAAGCCATGCTCTGGGACTTTTTGCCGTTCCTAGCGCCCATAGACTCATCTAAACGATCATTGTACCCCTGCTTTTTAACTTTACCACCAGCAGCCATACCGTCTAACCTATTCTTTTCAAAACGTTTTTCTTTATTTAAGCGTAAACGTTCTTGACGAGCATCTCTACCTTCAGCCCCACCCATACGTTCTTTAGGAGCAATCCGATAGATTTCGTCATCCAGGTTACGAATAACCTTTTTGTCATGTTTTCTACTAGGCATACCGCCCTCCTTAAATTTTTTACCTTTGTCTGCTTTAGCAAACTCTTTACCCACACTTTGTGGGACTCCCGCTTTCTTAGCAAACTTAGGGCTGTTAGCTACTGCCGCCATAAATTTAGCTTGTTTCTTAGTCTTACTTGGCATTAACACTTCCACCGTTTTCTAGCTTGACGCAGCCTAGAATTAGGGTTCTTAGCTGCTTTTGGAAATTGTTTCATCTGCCCAGCAGAACGCGCACAGAACGACTTACGCCGCTTTGCGTCCTTGCTGCCCTTCTTCACTTTACCAGTAACGGCTGTTTTAAGTTTAGAGCCAGGGTTGTCCTTACGGTATTTAGCCACACCCTTCTTGGTCATACCTGCACCAGATTTAGTCGGGCGCTTATGACCACCTTTAATAGTGTGGCCTTTCATAGTCCCCTTTTTCTTAGGCGCTGGCATACGATTTAGTCACCGTAATCACTAGTAAGTACGTATCTCCTGCGGTAGCTCCTACCGTAGTCACTAATATATCCCCAGTACTACCCGCCCCACTGTTATTAGGGATACCAAAGTCTGAAAAATCAATGGTATCTTCCCAATCTTGAGGGAGGTTCAAAAGGGGTACGTTAGTAGTAGCATCCCACAAAAGTTCTACACCCATTCCAATGTTAGAAAAGGTAATCTTTTGTAAGGTAACTCCAGTACACGCTTGCTTAGTGACAGGATCGGCAGAAAGAGTAGACACATCTATAAGTGCTGCTTCAGCTTGTCCCGACCCATCACTGACATTGGTGAATTTAAGGATGGCAGTGCGCCCACCATCCTGTATTACTTGGCTTGTAAGTGCATCAGCCATAATAGTTCACTCCTCAAAGTTAGTATTAAGCACTAAACGGAGTAGCACCAGCACCGCCACCAGCACCAAAACATACCGCTTCTACGTACCACGTGTTCGCAGCAACAATAGTACACTTGATAATGCTATCTACGTCACCACCAGTAGTACCGCCATTCCAAGTGAATGTAGTATCACCCGGTGTAGCTAGGAATGTTTTAGTAAGTCCTGCTGAATCTACGGACATTGCATATCCAGTAAACACATCAGCTCCAGAAGGTTTAATGACCAGATCATTAGAAAGGTCAAACCCACTAATAACAACAATCTGAGCACCTAGTTGGTTCTGTTGGTCAGGAGCAGTTGGGTCGGTAGGAGGAGTAGTGCTTGAAGGCACAGTATCCAATACCGCAGGGAGTGTAAGTTGTCCTGCCCCTGTTCCATTAGTTGAAGCATAGACATTAATAACCCCAGCATTACCCGGAGTAATAGCCCCAGTAGGATTATTACTAGCGTCTACTGTAGGAGTAGGGAAAATAGAAAGAGCTAACGTAGTGTTGTCAGCAGTGATTTCTTGTGCTGCTCCCGGCCCAGCGGAAACAAAACCGTTGAGTGACCGGACAGGCCCAGAAAAAGTAGTTCTAGCCATTATAAATTCCTCTCATGCGAGTTGAGGTATATCTGTCTGCATGAAGTCAGTCGGGCGCTGTCAGATATACGGGTTAGTCCCGATAGTGGAGAAAGTGTACCCCAATAAAAAACCCCGCACAAGGCGGGGTCAAAATCATTCATACTTCTTATTATGATTTTAAGGGGTGGTCTATGTAGCACCCGGCGAGCCGTATACACCCAGTGGGTCAGATACGCCGAAGCTATATCTCTCACGGGCTTTATAGCGGCTATTACCAGTATCAAAGTCAGCATCCATAGATGTAGACATTGGGGTACGGATAAAGTGCTTCAAACCATTTGGCACGTCAGTCATCAAGAACCACGCATTACCGTCAGTCAGATAGTTATTAACTGTAAAACCCTCTGGAACTGTACCGTTATTACGCATGGCGTTGATGTCATTGTCAGCCGTGCTAACCCGAAGCTCAGAGTCCATCAAGCGTGTAGCAACAAATTGCAACGCAGGAGGAATTACAAGCTTACGAGGTTTAGCAGCAATCAACAGACCACGCTCATCAGTCCAACCTGCTATTGAAATAACCGCTGCTTCCAAAGAAGTCTCGTTTAAGTCAACGCCAGTAGCTGGAGTATTTGCGTTAGTTCCACCAGAAACTAGTGGATGCGCTGTTGAAAACAAAGTCTGGCCGTCCCCATAAGTAGGGCCACCAGCAAAACCAGTGTTGAGGATAGTCGCACCTTTAACCTGCTTGGTGTAAGCCATCGCTCTAGCTAGTGCCTTTGTATAACGTGCAGAAAGCGAATCGTACAGGTTATCTTCAATAGCTTCTTCAGTTATTGAGAATCCCATAGCAATCGTTTCATTGACGTAACGCGCTGTGTAAGTTTCCTGGGCGTTGTCATAAGCAATTGCCGCGCCTTCGTTTTTAACGGGGGCAGCACCAAAGCCTGATAACTTCACCTCTTCTTCGAAGGAACGGTCAGAAGTCTCTGTCTCAAAGATTTCCTTAGTTTCTTCACCATATCTTGCATACTCAAGGCCAAACAGGGCATTTAAACCCGGAAGGAGTTCCTTGAGGAGTTGCGCTCGTGAAATAGCCATATCTCAAGTCTCCTTATATACCTGTCTGGTTAGTGTAAGAATGTGCTCCGGGGTTGAACTTTACGATCACATCAGTAAACGCATCACCAACTGTACTTCCCGGTGCGTCAACAAAGTCAACGATTCGGAAAGCAAAACCAGCAGTAGTAGCGGTTGTTGCATCTAACGCAGTGTTCGAGTTACCTGTAGCAGTGCTACCTGTAGAAGTCGATTGTACCGCGTTAAAATGCGTATTTTGCCCTAAGTCAGTTTGCGTAATAATACCCGCAGCTTGAGCTTGGAACAAAGTGTTGGGGTCATCTACGATGAATGCCAACGCATCATCAGCCACTGTGTTAGCGGGCCACATTTGACGGTTAACAAAACCCAACGTTGCGTCTGTGTAGGAACAGCCCATGAATACGCCTATTGTACCAGCAGGGAAAGGTGTTGAATTATCCCCGTTGGTAGTTACTAGCTCAATAGTACCGTTAGTAGCAATCGTAACGACTGCACCATAGAACAGGTTAGTATTGTAGCCAGAAGTAATAGGAAGCTTTCGAGTTGCTCCCGCATACGGAAGTCCCCCGATTTCATTCAAAGGCTTTAACCCATAAGGGGTTGCTGTTGTAGCCATTAGAATATCTCCTAATTATCCTTTACCGAAAGTAACCTTAGTAGACCGTTCATTGAACATTGGCATTCTAGGGTCAGACTCTCGCATTAAATTATTGTCTACGGAACGTATCTGCGCTTCATTAGTTTCTTGATAATAAGCACTGCGTTCCTCAACAAGCTCTTTTGGGGCTTTACAAAGCATTAAACCGCCCATGACAATATTGTCTTTAAAGCGATCATTCTCAATACTCACCAGATGAATCTCTGGGTGGTCTGAGGCTTTGCACGGCTCCCAGCCTTCTCGTAGCTTAGAAGAAACATTGGTAGGGTCAGGTTGACCATTAGTAGAAACGCGAACCCAATGAAAAGTATAGCCTTCTTGCGGGGTAGGGTCAGGTAAAAGCTCTGGCCTCTTCCATGCCGGTTTATGGGCTTTCTTTTCGTTAGTATCTAATTCTCTGTCTAGTCTTGTTTCCATTACCTTTGCTCCCTAATTAATTCAGCAGCCTTTTTGGCGTATTCTTCAACTGGTACCCCTAACCGTTTAGCTAGGTGTACTTGTGTTTGCGATAATGTAACCTTGTTAGGTTTCGTGCTCCGCGTAGCGGGTGCAACCACATTGCTTTGCTTGCGTTGCGCAGGGGCTTCTTCAACCTCCGCATCAAAGTTATCTGGAAAAACTTCTCGCATACGAGAATTAATTTTCTCGTAGTATTCTTCACTTCGCGGGTCTATCCCGTTTTTCTTGAGTTTGGAATCTAAACCTAAAGCGAACGCTGTCATTTCATCGTCCGAACCAAACCAAGTATTTTTTTCAGCCCAATCTTGCGCCCGTGGATCTTTAGCTGGTTGTGCGGGCTCAACATTGTTTTGCGGTACTTTTATATCATTTTCAGGGGTTTGTAAAGGTTGTCGTTTAAAATTAGTAACTTTGTCATCTCTAATCTTAGCAGTCGTAATAGCTTCTTGTGCCGCTACAATAGCATCTGCATCACCCGACTCGTAGGCATCTTTGTATTGCCTTTTGGCAGCAAGCATTTCTGCTTCAACCGATGCCTTAGCTTGCTTAAGCATGGCTTCTTGGCTTCGGTCTACTCGACTTTTAAGTTGTTTATTCTCTTCAAACAGTGGCTTAGATATTCTCGTAAGTTCTGCCAGTTGTCTTTCCGCAGCCTCTTTAGCCCGCCGTTCGTCATGGGTAGCTTTGTTTAGTTGCCCAATTCGTTTCTTTACGGATTTAGAATAGCTTTCTAACTCTTCGTCATCTACTTCTTTAAAGTTAGTAGAAGGAACCTTGCCTTTATCTTTTTCAGGCGTGTCATCTATTACTTCAATTTCTACTTCAGGTTTTTTCTCTTGGGGCGGTGATTTTATTTCTTCCCTTCCAACCGCGCCTTCCACCTCTATATCCGTTGTTTGTTCAGGGGCCTCGACTTCTATTTCAGCAGCAGCTTCTATTTTGTCGGGATCAGGAAATTCATATTCTACTTTCTGGATAGGCATAAGTTACTCCTTAGTTTGCGCGAGATATTACACTCGGGTCATCAACGACAGCTTCAATAGAATCATCATTCATCAGACGATACTCTTGTTTGCCGACTTTAAAGCGCGTGCCAGTATTGGCCCGAAACATTACGTAGTCACCTTGTTTACACCAGGGACCAGTGGGAAATCGGTCTTTATCCGCATACGCTTGCTCTCCCATGTCCAGTACCAACCCTATCGTAGACAGGATGTACTCTTCATGGAGTGTCTTGGCTGCTTTTGCTATACCACCAGCAAAAGTGTCTTCTACGTTAGGCAACGCAATAAGTACTCTGTATCCCACAGGCTTGGGGATAAGGGCATCTAACTTCTCTTGCGCTACTTCTTCCTCTTGCAGCTTATCTCTACGTTTGATTTCTAAGGCTGTCATTTCAGTCATCTTGGTTTTCCATGTGTATACGCGAGAGGTCATTTACTTCTCGTAATGCGGTGTCCAGACCCCGAAGCACACCACACACTTCTTTATAATCGGCGTAATCTTTAGCTGCGCCGCTTTTTATAAAGTCTTCGCTAGACCGTTTCTGGTCAGTCAGTTTTTCTACCAATACTTCAAAGACAGTTTTAGCCATTATCTATCCTCTCGGTCATCGCGGTAGGCTTCAGACGCATCACGATGCGCTTCTGCTCTAGTTCGTTTTTCTTCACCTTTAGCTTTAGTTAAATCAATTATAGCTTTAGCTTCCTCTAAGTCGTTTTTAGCTTCAGCTTGTTGGTTTTGAGCAGCTATGCGACTAGCTTCAATAATTGCCGTTGTCTCTGCTTTCTTTGTGTCAAGTGCTAAACGCTCTTGGTCCAACGCAACATCAGCGGCGTCCTTCAGAGCCTTACGTTCTTGCTCATCACCTTTCAATGCCAACTCAGCTTGTTTCATTTGCATTATCGGATCTTGCGCTTGTTGCTCTGCTTGTTGTTGAGCCTGTTGCTGCTGATGTGCTTGAGTAAGTTGTATAGCTGCGGTGGCTTGTAATTGAGCTAACTGTACTTCTATCTCTTCCGTTAGTTCTTCATTAACCGGCGGCAACGGAGCACCTATCCTTTCTTCTATCTGTCGCCTATACAAAAAGGCTGTGTGCTCTGCAATATGGGCTTGCAGTTCACCCATAATTTGATTAGCTAACGGATTTTGACCAATGGTCTGTGCAATCATTGGGTCTTGCATAAAGGCTTGATGGGCAGAAATATGCGCTTGGTGGTCTTGGTACATAAAAGCTTTGATCGGAGATCCTGTCAAAGCGTCCATGTTTTCGCTTACTGGGTCAACAGGAACCATATCATCGTCAGTGGGTACAAGCTTGTCTGCGTTCTTAATCCCTAAGACCTCAATCATCTGCCTATGCAGTTGGGGTAGGTCATAGATTTGAGGGGTAGCCTGTGCCATCTGTAGTACGGTTTGGTATTGCACAACGCGCTGTGCCATCGTACTACTGTTGGGGTCGCTGACAGGAATTACTTCCACCGTGGCATAGTCGGCTTGGCGGGCGCGAGGGGTACCACGGTCAGGCTCGTAACCATATTCTACTGGGGCGTACTCAGCCATAATTGCTCTGAGCAGTTTAAACTCCTGCTTCATGGCGTAGTGGACACGGGATTGAACCGCAGCCATTGGCTTTAAGGTACGCTCCAACAGAGCTAATGTGGTTCCGACAGGTGCATTGGCACTCATATCGGAGATATTCATGTCCGAAATAGCCCCTAATCTGCGGCCTTCTTCGGTTATCTTGTCTAATAAGGCCAATAACGTCTGACTTGGCTCTTTATACGGTAATGGGAGGATATTCTCGCGGATTGACCCGCTAGGCACGTCCACATCACGGAATTCACCCGGCCCGATGGGAGTATCGCCCGTAGTTACCCGCATTCCACGGGATTTAAGGCCACCTGGTAGGTTAGATAGCGTACCTGCGTCCACTAATTGGCGAATAAGTGACGTTCCCGCCCGTGCATAGCCGCCAATAATGTGAATTAGGCCCAATCCGTAGAAACCAAACCCTGGAACGTACACATAATGGACGAAATGCTGGCGTTTTAGCATCAATGGGTCGTCAGGGTTCCAGTTTCGGCGTATTGCCAGCACTGTTCCCGTGCCTTTTTCAATGGTAATGACGTAAGGCTTGGCGAGTTGTAGGTCATCGCCCTGTTTATCTGCCCCATCTACCTCGTCAATCACAATATCCGCGTGAATTTCATACACGGCGTAGCGATCATCCGCAGAAAGAGAGATTCCAGACTGTTCAGCCTTGGCTTCTTCGATGTCTGTAGTAAAAGATACCGGATCACCAAGGTCTACTTCCCGATAAAACCCTGCATCTTGCAGTTTTATCATCTCGTTCTTAGTCTTACGCATCACATGAGTGACACGCTCGGCTGATTCTAGGTTAGATGCGCCGTAAGGGACGATCATATCTTCCGCTGGGATGTAGATTGCAGTCTGTCTATCCAAATTAGGATCAAAGTAAATCTTTTTAAACGCCGACCCCGCTAGTCCCAGGCTGTATAACATGCGTTCATGCTCTGGCCTGTACTCCACCATCACATCAGTCAGCTCATAGTTCATATCAGTCTTAACGCGCAGAGCTGCATCTTCTTTTTCTCGCGTCATCTCACCGAGTATCTGCGTTTTTACAGGGCCAGCCGCTGGGAATGTCTCACTCATGGCCTCTGCTTGGAATCTTATCGCCGCTTCTGCCAGTACTGTGCTATACACACCACAGGCATTTTCCCAAGGTTCAGTCCTGTCCTCATAACTAAACCCCAGTACTTCCAACCCTTTAACGAAAGTCTCAGCCCAATCACGGCGGGAACCTACGTCCCCATCCACTGCTTGCACTAACTCACTCGACAGCTGGTTCAACTGCCCATCATCTAAGTAATCTGCAAGATTTGCATCAAACGGTGCGTTGGCGATGTCTGAGTCTTCCATGTCAGGGACTAGTGTTATCTCTACACTCCCATCGTCAAGAGTAACCATTTCAGGATCTACTATTTCTATCTCTAGGCTGGGTTCCAAGGAAGGTGTTTGCTCCCCTTCGGGCATACCATATAAGCTTCGTTCAATTGCCATTATTCTTCCTCTTTAAGTTCTTCTTGGCCCCACTTACACAGCGGGCACCACGAATCGAGTAACCAGACTTTAGCGGGCATAAAACAGCCACACTCCTTACATATCTGTAAACTTTTAACCAGTTGGGGACAACCCGAACAAATAGCCAAACGGGCAGCTACCATTGTCTGCCTTTCCGAAAGCTCTGGGGTATCCACTAATAAAAACCCCCTCTTCGCCGTCTATAGTATGGGGCGTCTTCCTCTTCATCTGATGGTAGCCTGACAAACCCACCTCTTCTAAACCGCATAAGTGCCATAGAAGTAGAGTCTACGTAGTCATCATGCTCCCCTGCTGGAAAGCTTGCAACCTCATCCATTACTTCTTCAGCCCAATGTGTGTTAGGAGCCCACACCATTCCAGAAGCAAATAGGTCAGAAACAGCGTTTAACCTAGCTATTTTGTCATTCCCCTTAGTCGGAGTAAACTCTTGCACCGGGACTCCCATTGCCCGCATCTCATAAATGAGCGGCGCACCGGATGCTTTTTTCTCAATGATAATAGAGTCTGGCTCCCATTCTTTGTACTCTTCAATAGCTACTTGCTTAAGTCTAGGAAACTCCATTCGTTCACGATAAGCATTAAGTAAGATAATGTTAGCTTGTGGTGCTCCTGCGTCATCATCTTGGTAGAACACTCCCCACGTTGTCAGCGCCGAATAGTCAGCACGTTGAGTTTTTTCAAACGCCGTATCCCAGGACATCAATACAAAATTGCATTGCGGAGGCTCATCTTCTTCCCAGATCTTCCACCACTCTCTTTTTACAATAGCCGATTCTTCTGACGTAGGGTTCTGCTGGTACTGCGCCATCCACTTGGAATTAGGCAGTTCTTCCTTAAGAGCAGCCAGTTCTTCTGGGGGCCAAAACTCAGGCCACAGAGGATTCCCACTGGGCATAAGTGCAGGAAATTCAATGACTTCCCATTCTTCTCCTCCGCGTTGTGCGGAAGATTTTAAGACTTGTGCGGTAAGATCTCGTTGGGACCAGCGGGTCATTACAATAACAATAGCCCCACCAGGCTGGAGTCTTTGCCGGGGACCGGATGTGTACCACTCGTAAGTCTTGTCGTATATTTCAGGGCTGTTCTCAGCTAAAGCGGCTTCTTGTTCTGAGTGCGGGTCATCAATAATCAACAAGTCTGCGCCCTTACCAGTTACCGCACCGCCCACACCAATCGCAAAGTAATCCCCGCCCTTACTGGTGTTCCAGCGTCCCGCTGCCTTTGAATCACTTTGTAAACCTAAACCAGGGAAAACTTCAGTGTACGTCTGTTTATCGACTAAGTTTCTAACCTTACGACCAAACCCTACCGCCAGCTCTGCGGTATGCGAGGTCTGAATAACTTTTTTATGCGGATACTTGCCCAGAAACCAAGCCGGTAACAGGTATGAAGCGAACTCACTCTTGGTATGACGCGGGGGCATGTTGATGATTAATCTTTTACATTCCCCACGGGCTACGCGCTCAAAGGCCGATGCCATCCTGCTATGATGCCTACCAGCAATAAACGTAGGCCACATTGCCTCTACAAATTTCATAAACCTATCTTGGATCAAGGTACGTTTCTTAAGTTCTTCCAAGTGCTCTAGCTCTGCCAACAGCTTTTCCTGCTCTGGCAGAGACAACATAGGTAGTATGGTCGGTATATCCTTGAGAGCTATGTCTTCCAAGGGACTACTCACCAGCATCAACCTCAAGTTCTTCTATTAACTCAGGCTTTTCGGGCTCTGTAAAAACTCCTAGCTCCTCATCCAGATCTGCATTTAATGGCACAACGTCCACCACATCTGCGTTAAGTAGCCGTTTAACCCGCTCTTTAATCGCATTTTCCAAGTCTTCTGGACTCTTGTAGTTAATAGTTATCTCACTGCGCTCTGTAAACAATCCAATATCGCTGTGTTTCCCTAATAATTCCAATGCCTTAAGTTCAAACCGGGTATCACCACAGTCGGCTATTTCCATTAACTTGTTAGTAATCGCAGTACGTGCACTTGCTGCGTCTAGTCCTAATTGCGAACCATACGCTCTGAGGAACGATGCAGCAGCATAAGCGGTGGTGGGGGTTTTTAAATTGGAAATTTTGCGATCTTTCGCTACAGCGTCTAAGAGAGCCTTCTCGCGGGCCTCATCTTTTGCCGACACTTCTAATGGTGCCCCTAGTGAAACCTGGGTTTCAGCTGTGTTAGCCGACACGGCTACCTCATCCAACACAGTCGAAGGCGTTTCGTCACTTAAATCATAAGGGACGGGGTGTTCCTTAGTAGGTTCTATTTTTACAACAGCCATCGCGCAAGTACCTAGCAGTACTGGTTTTGCGAAGTGTATGTGATTCGGTGGGTGGGTGCAAGTTTTGGGACTCCAAAGGAGGTGTTTCACGTGGAACAGGGGGGTGGGGTCTGTAGAGGAAGTCGAAAAAACAAAGGGGGTGGGGTAAGTTTTTCAAAAATAGAATATCTAATGTGCAGATTAGTAATTATAAGGGTATTGGTACTTTTGCTGCTGATTCGGTGGGGTGCCCATATGGTGGGCTCTGTTAATCCCGTATACCACAAATTTGGGGGCCCTATAAAATCGAGCTCTAAACTATCCATGGCGATATTACGGGAGATCTTACAAGCTGAGTTGATTGTGTCGCTAGGAATATCATCCAAGTAATACCAGGGGACCGGGGCCCGGTTGTATTACATTGTGATACATACGGGGCACCGGTATACACTAATCGTGCGTTGTAAACAATGGCTCAAAAAGTTTACATTATAGAAAGCTTACAAAGCTTGCGCCTATTGGGCTGTAATATTGTAATAATGTTAGCAATTAAAAATGGTATATCTAGGTTTTAATGTCTAGCAAGGCTCGGGCTCGAAGCAATAAAAAAAGCTCACGAGTATTATATATATCTTAAAAAACTTTACTTTATAACATTACATTATTTTTTTCTCTCCAGGCTCGGTAATTCCTAAGCTTTGCAATGTTAGAAAGCGCGTAAACTTTTCTTCTCTTGTAAACAAATTAAATTACTTTAAAGCTTTACAATGTGATACATATCTGGATAATAGAAAACGTGACACAAAATAAACTTTTAACTTACACGGGAATCACAATGGATCAATTAGAAATAGATATTAACAATAACTTTGCTAGCGATTGGGGTTATCAGTTCGCCGGCGATCTCGTCTCACTTGCGGATGGCCCTCTGGACGATATAGCAGATATATCTAGAGATAGTTATTCACCTCTAGATTTTAACGATTAGGGGCTCCCATGATGAAACCCAATAAATACAATGGAATAGAAATATATCGCGGGCCGTCGATCCTTGACGGCTCGCCCATTGTCGCCATTTTGATTTTTAAGAGTATGAATCTGAAAACCGGCGATATTATGCAACTCCACATTATGCGCTCGGATCTCGCGCCATTGGAAGCAAGCAAGCGCAAATTGGATACTGCCATTTGTGGGAATTGTCCTCATCGCCATAGCCTAGGCGGCGCGTGCTACGTCAATATCGGTCAAGGTCCAACGGTAGTATATAAGGCGTGGAAGTCGGGAAAATATCCTGTCTATTCTGCAGCTGATCATGATCAGCGCATAGCAGCACGCAAAGTCCGATTAGGCGCTTATGGAGATCCTGCTGCGCTTCCTTTTTCAGTGCTTAAAAATCTCACTGATACGGCGATTGCATACACTGGATACACTCACCAATTGAAACACAAAAATTTTGATCAGCGCGTGCTCCAGTTCTGCCAGGTATCGACCGATACTGAGAAGCAAACAAAGCAAGCGCACGCGGCCGGTAATGGCTCATTTCGTATCGTTACCGATAAATCGCAAGCGCTCCCATTTGAGCGGGAATGCTTGGCAGATAGTCACGGTTTAGAATGTCGCGATTGCATGAAATGCGACGGCTCGAGCCATATTTTTATTATGGTGCACGGCTCCAGAAAATCAAATTTTCTCAATAACAATATAATTGCCAGGGGTTAATTATGAATAAACAAACAGAAATAGAAAGCAAGCTTTCAACCATAGCGGAAATGATTGAATCTCCAAATGATAATTGGTGGAAAATGGGTTTCGAAGTATTAGAACTCTGCGAGCTGTACGCGGGCGCCGTTGACGTTGAGGTCGACTGGTCCCATGGAATTTATGAGGCATCCGAGTTTGATCTAATGGCGGCGCTTTACTGGCATTATTCCGACTATTCAGAAGGTCAAGCGAGCCATTCCTACAAGGTGCAATGCGCCTTATCTCAGCTCTATAAACCAGGCACTAGTGAGACTAGTAACTGGTTAAGTTCTGTGTCGTTTATATTTTATAAACTTTTAGCCGAAAAGGAATCTCTAGATTTGAAAAATCGGCAGGGCAAATTGTTGCGGTGATGATTGATAGCGCATAGCGCATTCTTTGAGTGCGTTATGCCATGTTAATTGTTTGGTTTCAATAAATCGGAAGGGGTAAGGCGATGATTGAATTTCAAGTGCTACAAAATGGGGAAAAATTTTATATTTCCTGGTCCAGTTTGTGTAAATGGGCCAAGGTTAAATGGTATATGCCTTCTCCACAGGAGCTAATATTTTTGAAACAGAAAATGGCCGAGACTCGTGCCATTCCTTTGGATGACGTGCAAGTGTTAGTCGATGGGAGCCCAACACTATGAGCGAGAAGCACGCTTACAGGCGCATTTTTAATAAGCATGATCCCTACAACCAGTTTAAATGGGCCGATGAATCGAAGCGGGTTTTTGATTTGAAGGTATTGGGATTACTCGCGGGCCTAACATTAATAATTTTTTTACTCGGAGGATAAAACAATGACACTATCGGAATTACAAGAACACTTAAAATCTGCCAATAAGGTTGGACTTATTACTTTATCTAATGGTGTGGAATTGTCGGTTCAGGCCAGTGAGAATCATTATTGCAGCCCCAGAGATAATGCCGGGCCGTGGATTTCAGTCGAGGTCGGTATATCTCACAAAGATTTCTATGAGTTGAGATTTATTTTGAGGGATTTAGATATTTTACAAAAATTTGAGATGTCTGGGTTGGATTTTTGGGTAGCGAGTTGGCTACCAATTAATAAAGTAATAGATATTACTGAGCATTCATACCTAACCGAGGAGGATTAATGAATATAGTCAATGAAGTGCTCGTTTATTGCCTGTCAAAGGGTTACGAGATTGAGATCCGCGACAGAAGGGAGAAGGACAAATTGGTCTACAAAGGGCCTCCGGTCCTTGATTGGTACGATTTTAAAAGCCCGCGTGTCCCTGCTTTCGCTACTGAATACATGGCGGGCGGGGAGCATCAAATTGAGACTGATTCTTTTCTCATATCGGCTTGGCATGAGGTAACCGACAGTGAAGGGGTAAAAAATCGCCAGTGCGATATCACTTGGGCATTCTGCTCAAGTTGCGATGATGGCATTGATTATTGGTCTTTTGTGGAAGTAAACGGGGTGAAGTATACGTATGGAGGTTTGCCTAAAGGGGTTGAAGTGGATGCGGCGATGCAATCGTGGCTTGATGAAAGAGCCATTGTAAAGCCGTACCTCAGACAAATTCATCAACAAATTAGACGGCTTGATAACTTTTAAGGGGTAATTATGAAAATTGTAAACACGTTTGGACGCGACATTAATGCTTATCAGCAAGCGGATCTTGATAAGGTGAAACCCATAATTGATAAGGCTCAAGCGCTCTGGCTTGAAACCTGGAAAGCTCAGGGGGAACTAGATGAGGGGAGTTGTTGTGGTGGCAAGTGCATTCAAGTTCCTTTCCTGCGAAAGCGAGCACGCACCATTGAATACCTACCGATAGTTCACTGTAATTTTGTGCAAGGTAATGTATCTGCACAGCGGGCCGTCAAGCCTGTTTTGGAATACCTCAAAAATGAGGGGCTCGAAGCTGTTTATGATGATGGTTGGATGAATTGAAATTGCGAGGGGCAATTATGACAGAAGAAGAGGTACGAAATTGGTTTGGAGAGCGCGGATGTCCTATTGAGGATGACGCGGAGTTAACTTTTGCTGTGAGCGGTGAAGTTCTTTTTATTCACAATTCGGAGGATGAATATGACGAGGTCGAATCGTATTGCCTAACGTCGTCGTGTTGTGAAGCTATCAGCGGCGATAAGAAAAGCGGGTTTGACTGGTCGCAAGCTGCCTTGAAACGCAAGGTGGAATCGTTGGCAGAATATTTGTAGTTAGTGCACTTGCCTTTGTCTTTTTTTCAAGTGCAGCTCCAGCGGGCGGTGAGTTGGGAAGTTATTCGCCCTCAAACACCCGCACCTGTCAGCGCAAATAGTGGCGCATCCCTTGAGATGAGTCCTCCGATTGTGCGTTTCAGGCGGCTGGCCCACGCTACGGGCTCTTAATTTCTTGGAGGAATACTATGGATACAAAAAATGATGGCAGCATAGACGGCAAGCGTATGCCTATTGATGTGGCAGTCGAGTTAGCTGACAAACTTAATGCTGAAGAAACGGATGGTTGGACCTACGAAGCTTTAACTTTAGACAACTCTTTAATGCAAGTATTGCAGGGTGTTGCCGTGGTGATGGTTAGAGATGAGGAGGGGGTGGAGCTTGGGCCTCTCGGTCAAAGTAGTTCACCCGATTTGTATATTAAAGACGCTATGTTTCCCGGCGGGTGGGCAAGTATTAGTTTGCGCGAGGATGGCGATGTTGGAGTGCTCACCGCTAGTGGTTACTTTGATGAGAGAATGGAGGCGATGCCCAAACAGATACAAAACCAGCTAAAAATTAGATCCAAAAAAATTGAGGAGATTGAGTTAAATGGCAAAAAGTGAATCAGACGTAGCTTCAAAATTGTTGCGCGATGCCATGAGTGCTATTGCAGCATACCCGATGCGCGATGATATTCACCAGGCTGCTCAGAAAAAGTGGAGTTCCGCGATGCGCAAATATTTAGATAAGGATTATGCGGGGGCTAAAGCAATTGTTCTGGAGGTCTTTAAGAATTTAGAGGGCAAAACATGAGTTTTCATTTAAAAGTTAGACAAGTGAAGGTCGGATATTACACAGTAAAAAATGACAATTTTTTGGAAGCTGAGAAGGAAGCTAAGGAAGCTTTCGCCAAAGATGTTGAACGCGGCAAGGTAGGCTCGGTGCTTACCGAAGTGCGAGAAGTTGACGATATTGACATAGCTTTTGATAATCATAGTGTAAAAATTGGGAGTTTGGAATGAGTTATACCATTGAGTTTAAAGGGGCAAGGTTGTCAGTGGAGGTAGATAGCGGTCCACCGGAACCTGACGTAGGCATAATGGGTAATGGCAGTGTTGCTATCAGTGTAGAAGATGTTTTGGATGGGGATGGAAATTCTTTGATGGATAGTTACAGCCCAATGGACATTGATGATATAGCTGAGAAAGTTTACGAGGTAATAGCAGAAGGGGGTTTCAATGAGTAAGAAAGCTATGGTTCAAATCACCCTGCGTATTTCTGAAGAGACTTTGATGCATTATCAGAGCTTCCCAAGTTATACCACTGAGATGCGTAAAGTGTTAACAAATGCTGCCAGGGAGGCACAAGAAGCTGCAATAGAAGCTATTGGCAAAGATCAACAACGATGGCAGGACATTCTTGCTGAAGAGGACGATGATGAAATTAAGCTTTTATAAGGCGCTGGCTCTAATGAGAGAACTTAACCAGGATAATACTTTGGAGGGATTTTACGAAGGCAAAAATTTCATGGTTCAAATGAAAGGTATAACTAACCATGCAGAACTGTTGGTGTTAGATGAAGTCGGTGTAGTTCAAACTCTTACGGCAGAGATGATTAAAAAATTTGCAAACAAATATGGGATAAGGATATGAGTGAAATAAAACTAACTAAAGAGCAAGTCCAAGCGAACATTGTTCAAATGCTACAGCAAGTAGAACATTGGCAAAACGTAGTGGAGAACTGGCCGAGTGACGCTAAGTATCTTATTGTAGAAAACAAAAAGGGGAGCAATGATGACACTAGCCCAAATTAAAACTATGCAAGCGGCGCGAAGAGTAGCTGCCAAAAGAGATGTGAGTATTGATATGAGCAAAGAAAGTAAAATTTACGGCTCTCCTACTCCAAAAAAATGGAGAGTCGGGTTGCTTGGTATGTTGTTGTTACATGTAGCTGTAGTGGCGATTATGCTTTGGGTTGTGTTTGATTTCATGACGACTTTCTAACCAGTGAATTGGACAAAGTCTAATCATATGCTATGCTTGGGTGTGGCATTAACTCCAGAAAAGAAAGTAAAAAATAAGGTGGTAAGCATCCTTAAAACATATGGCGCTTACTACTTTTTTCCCGCGACTTATGGATACGGGCGCAGCGGTGTGCCTGACATTGTTTGTTGTTTATGCGGGAAGTTTTTGGGCATTGAGTGTAAGGCGGGTAAGAATGTACCCACGGCCTTGCAGAAAAGAGAACTTGCTGCGATTCAAACAGCGGGTGGATCTGCGCTTGTAGTCAATGAGGATAACCTACCCGAGTTGATTGCTTGGTGTGTAGATACAACTCAGGAGCATAGTTAATGCAGGTTATTACTTTGGATTTTGAAACATACTACAGCACTGATTACGGGCTCGGTGCGAGGCGTTGCACTACTGAAGAGTACATAAGACACGAGCAGTTTGAGGTTATCGGTGTCAGTGTGAAAGTAGATGATGGGCCAACCGAGTGGTTCTCTGGGACAAAACAAAACACACAAAAGTTTTTGGACAAGTTTGATTGGGCTAACGCCATAGGCGTAGCTCACAATGCTATGTTCGACATGGCGATACTCAATTGGCATTTTGATATTCGTCCCAGGAAGATTGTAGATACTTTATCAATGGCGCGGGCTCTTCATACTGGTGAGGTGGGGGGTAGTCTTGCTGCGCTCACAACCCATTACGGTTTGGGCACCAAGGGTAAAGAAGTTTTGGAAGCGATCAACAAGACTCGGATAGACTTTTCGGCAGAGGATCTTGCTGCTTATGGGTCGTATTGCATTAACGACACAGAACTTACTTACCAATTATTTTTAATTCTCGCCAAAGGATTCCCTGTTATAGAGCTTCAACTCATAGACTTGACCATGCGTATGTTTACGGAGCCCGCTATACAACTTGATAAACAATTGCTCGACAACCATCTTACTGAAATCGCTGATCATAAAAAGTCTTTGATGTTGAGGATAGAGCATGATCAAAAAGAGTTAATGAGCAACCCTAAGTTTGCGGCTCTTTTGGAAAGTTACGGCGTAACACCCCCCAAAAAGATTAGCCCAACCACTGGCAAGGAAACATATGCTTTTGCCAAAACTGACGAGGGGCTTAAGTTATTGCAGGACCACAACAATATTGAGGTTCAGAACCTGGTGTCTGCTCGGCTTGGGGTCAAGTCCACATTAGAAGAGAAACGCACTCAACGTTTTATCGATATTGCAGAGCGTGGGCTACTTCCGGTACCTCTTAAATATTATGCTGCTCACACAGGGCGATGGGGTGGTGACGGCAAGATAAATATGCAGAACTTACCCAGGGGATCGTTACTCAAGAAGGCGCTGTTAGCTCCAGAGGGCTACAGGTTTATAGATTGTGACTTATCTCAGATAGAGGCTAGGGTACTGGCTTGGTTGGCTAACCAAATAAATTTAGTGGGTGATTTTGATAGCGGGGCTGATGTCTACAAGATAATGGCTTCTGCTATCTACAACAAGTCAACAGAGGACGTTACTAAAGAAGAACGATTCGTGGGTAAACAAACCGTGCTTGGGTGTGGCTATGGGATGGGAGCGGTTCGCTTCCAAGCTCAATTACAATCTATGGGTGTTGCTTTGTCCCAGGGTGATTGCCAACACATAATTCAAACGTACCGCACTTCTTTCCCCGCCATTAGGGAATTTTGGCACAGGTCTGGGGATGCGTTAGCCGCTATTATTTCTAATACTCAAATGCCGTTGGGCTGTCCTGAGCTGCTTGTGGTAGAGGGGCAAAAAGGAATTCGCTTACCTAATAATTTGTATTTACGGTACCCCAATTTACGCAGTGAAATTAACCCTGACACGGGGCGCGGGGAGTTTTTATACGACACTTTGCGGGGTAAATCCAGAGTCCCAACCCGTATCTACGGAGGTAAAGTTGTCGAGAATATTTGCCAAGCAGTTGCGCGTATTGTTATTGGGGAGCAATTAGTTAATGTTTCAAAGGAATATAAAGTTGTGATGACAGTGCATGATGCGATTGCTTGTCTTGTGCCTGAGCAGGAAGTGGAGGTAGGCATGAAACGTATTGAAGAGATTATGAAAGTACGGCCCAGTTGGGCTCCTGAATTGCCGTTAGATTGTGAGGGTGGTTTTGGAGTTAGCTATGGCGAGTGTGGGTAGAAGGGAATAAAGTATTCACCTAAAGATGTAAAAACAACCAGGAATTATTTATGAAAAAAACAATGCCCACCTCTTTAAACAAAAAAGTTTTAGACATATTAGAGGAAGAATTAACTCCGCGTATGGCTTCGGTCACTGACCGAGAACCGGAAGAAGTGATGGCCTTGAGCGCCGCTTACATGCACGCCTCTTGTATGTTGATGAAAGAACTGGAGATGGATCAAGAATTATTTAAGTTGATGTTACATGACACAGTTTCTTACGTTTGGTTGATGGCTGACGGCCCTTCTTCGGGGACGGTACACTGATGAAAATAACTATTGAGCTTGATGACCACGACACAACTGACAAGCACGTTGATAAGTTTATTAAACTTTTGGAGAGGATTGTCATCGTATTAGAGGATGAACCGGAAGACACTGATGACGGATGATTTGCGTACTAACACTTGCCCAAGGTGCAAGGCTACTTCTGAGCAAGTGCTGAATATGGAAACACGTTTACGAGTGGGTTGGTATTGCCTTGAATGTCATTACTTTGAGAAAGCAATACTGCGTGAGACAGTCATACACAAAAAAGGAGAGGAACATGCTCTATGAATACAGTTGTACTATTCGATCTGTTACTGACGGTGATGGGTTACGTGTTGACATCGACTTGGGCTTTGGTGTCACTCTTAGGGGTGACGATGGTAGGGGCGTTAATATTCGTTTGTTTGGAATTGACGCACCCGAATCTCGCACTCGAAATAAGGAGGAGAAATTACATGGGTTACTCGCAAAAGAATGCGTCAAGAAGGAATGTAAGGTTGGAGAAACATACATCCTTAGAACGAAAAAAAGGGGAAAGTTTGGTCGCTGGTTGGGAGATATCAAAACGTCAAAGGGATGGATTACGAAGTTCCTTCTCCAAGCAAAGCTGGCTGTCCCGTATGAAGGACAAAATAAGAAAGAGATTAAAGCAGCTCACGAAAAGAACCGTAAAGAGTTAGTTAAGATGGGGTTATTGTAATGTCTGACCATCGTGTACGTGCGGTGACTAATCACATAGGCCATGTAAACAGTTTTAATCTCAGGGTAGATGAAACGGTTTTAGCAGATCCGCGTGAAACAATAAGGGTAGTCCTTCACCCTACGCATTACAAAAGACTCATGTATGTATTAGGGGCAGGGGGTACGGAAACACAACGCGATTTCCAAAAGAAATATGGTGCTATAGCCGCTCATATTTTTGCTTTTTCTGAGGGTGACGTAACTGATTTAGAGGTGTGGTTAGGGTCTAACTTAATGCTCGGCCCTTTTATTATTTCTCGGCGGTGCGGGGGTCGTAATACAAATTGGCGAGTGTATGCTGCTGTTTCTCCTCACACGTTTATGAACTCCCCTGTAAAGTTTATTAAAGGTTCCCCTGGTAAAGTTGATTCAGTTTTTTCTGCCCGTGTAAAAGTGTTAGTTGATGGTGAGTTGTCAAAACGAGTTGTGGAATGAATGCTTGGTCTTACAGCAGCCTTAAAACTTTCGAACAGTGCCCTAAAAAGTATTACCACTTGAAAGTTAAGCGCGATGTTAAAGACAAAGGCAGTAGAGCAAGTATCTATGGGGAAGAAGTGCACAAAGCTGCCGAAGATTTTATTGCATCTGCTACTCCCATCCCGCAGCGGTTTTCTTTCCTTACTAATGTTTTGAATACTTTAGTTTCTATCCCAGGAGAAAAGCTGTGCGAAGTTAAACTGGGGGTAGCTAAAAGTGATGAAGGCTATGAACCTACAAAGTTTTTTGCTGATAATGTGTGGTGGCGTGGTGTGGCAGACTTAGTTATTTTGCAGGGTGATACTGCTTTTTCCATTGATTATAAAACTGGGAAAAATACTCGGTATGCTGATACTAAACAATTGGACGCGGTGGCTGCTGCTATTTTTACGCACTACCCTCATGTTAAAAAGATTAAATCGGCATTAGCTTTTGTGGTTTGCAATGAATTAATACGTAAAGAACACGTTAGTGATATGCGCGATTCGTACTTTGCGACTTTTGAACCAGAGCTTGAACGCTTGGCGGGTGCAGAAGAATCAGGAGTCTGGAATGCAAAGACCGGACCCCTCTGTGCGTACTGCCCCGTCATTGAATGTGAGCATAACAGGACATAAGAATGAGTAACAAAAAAGATATTAATTTATTTAGTAGCGCCCCTTTAGATCCTTATTGCATTATTACTTCTTTGTACCCTTATCGGTATGACCCGTTTGAATGGAACATTTTTTCGAAAGATATGTTGCATAGCTTACGCTCGGTACGGCACAACTTCCCCACGCACATGCAAATACTACTCAACGATTTTTCTGTAGTAGCTGGTTCTGATTTAAAAAATTATAACTCTTTGGTTGGCACTTCAATTTTTGCTTGGCAGTGGAATATTTTTAAAGAAGTGAGGTGGCGCGTTGCAAACGGGGCTCATTACATGGAAGTGTTAAAGGAGTTAAGACGCAGAACTTCTTTGGTTTTATCCTCACATAACATTAAAGACCCCTCAATGAATAGCTACTACAACGAAAGATGGCGAATATTACGCAGTGAATTGTTTGAAGTATACGGGGCTGCTTGCAGTGTATGTGGAAGAAATTACAAGACAGACGGAGTTGTCATTCAAGGGGATCACATACAACCAAAAATTAAACGCCCTGACATTGCTTTGTACTTTAGCAACTTACAAGTTTTGTGTAGGGATTGCAACGTGGGCAAAAGTTATTACTACAACACCGACCATCGTTCACAGGCCGTGTTACCCACTGGATATACTACAAATAAAAGGGTAAGTAATTGGGACTAACAAAGAAAATATTGATTGCAGTACCGGCTTACGATGGCAGAGTGTGTTGTGATTTTTCTGTCGGCATAGCTGAAATATTTAGGTTAGCGCAAGAAAACGGATACGAGTTATTTCTTCAGTATTGGATGTATGATTCTTTGATTCACATAGCAAGGAACAGTTTGTTTACCTGTGCTTATGAACAGGGGGTTGACGCTATAGTTTTTATTGATTCCGACCAGGGATTTACTTCAGAAGCTTTTTTTGCGGTTCTTTCCCATGATGTGGATGTTGTTGGTATCCCCGTGCGTAACAAAACTTTCGAAGAGGGTTACAACATTAGACCCACTGACATTGAACCACACAATTACAATATAGCTTTAAAACTTTTAGAAGTAGAGGCTATAGGCACTGGGTTTTTAAAGTTGTCAAAACACGCTATTCAAGTTCTTAGGGATTCGAGCCCGGCTTATGGAGACAATCACCGCATGGTATGTAATACACAAATTATTAATGGAGGGTTGATTGGGGAGGACATACAGATATGTGACAAACTTAGGGCTGCTAATATAAAAGTATACGCGGATATTGCCCATACTTGTGACCATTTTGGCACCAATAAGTGGGTAGGCAACTATAAAGATTACTACGTGCGTGGGTTACATGAACTGAAAAGAATAAAACAAGAGGGCAGTTAATTGGAATTGATAGAGAATAAAGCTTTAATGTTACGCACTCGTACACCACATGTGGTTACGGAAGCGATTAAAAAAAGCAAAGTGATTTCCAGGGATGGCGATATCTATAACGTGCTTATACATTGGGGGTTGCGTGAAGCACAAGCTTTGAGCCAATTAAAAGTACAGAATGTCCCTTCCCCCATCAACCGTGACTACCAGTGGTCTGGCAAGCTTACCCCTTTTAAGCACCAGGAAATAACCTCTTCCTTTTTAACCTTGAACAAAAAGGCTTTTTGTTTTAACGAACAAGGTACCGGCAAAACAGCTTCTGTTATATGGGCGGCAGATTACTTGATGAAGCGCGGTGATATAAAAAGAGTATTAGTTCTATGCCCTTTGTCGATTATGAAATCAGCGTGGCAAGAAGATTTGTTTAAGTTTGCTATGCATCGTAGTTGTTCCGTAGCGCACGGCACCGCAGAGCGAAGAAAAAAGATTTTAGCTGCGGGTTCTGAGTTTGTCATCATTAACTTTGATGGGCTTAGGGTAATTAAAGAGGAAGTTTTAGCTGGTGGTTTTGATTTAATTGTTGTTGATGAAGCCAATGCTTACAAAAATGTGCAAACCAACCGATGGAAAATACTCAGGGATATTGTGGCTAAAACTCCTTGGCTATGGATGCTTACGGGTACTCCTGCCGCGCAGTCTCCGGTGGATGCGTTCGGGTTAGCCAAACTAGTCAACCCTACTAACATACCTAACTATTTCGGTAGGTTCAGGGATGAGGTTATGTACAAGGTTACGCAGTATAAATGGGCCCCTAAGCCCGATGCTCAACAGACGGTGCATAAAGCGTTGCAACCGGCGATTAGATTTGAGCGGGACCAATGTTTAGATTTGCCAGATGTTACTTACATGGAGCGAGAAGCGCCCCTGTCTGCACAACAGGTCAAGTACTATAAAAAACTTAAGAAAGACATGATGTTATCCGCTGCGGGGGAGGAAGTCAGCGCGGTCAATGCTGCTACTCAACTGAATAAACTTTTGCAGTTGTCTGGCGGGGCGGTGTACACGGATGATGGGCAAGTCTTAGAGTTTGATGTGAGTGCACGGCTTAAGGTTATCTTAGAGGTAATAGAAGAGTCCTCTCATAAGGTATTAGTTTTTGTCCCGTTTACCCACACCATCGAACTTTTGGAGCAGTTTCTTGTCAAACAAAAGATCCCATGCGAGGTCATTAACGGGAAGGTTTCAGTTAATCGTAGGAGCGAAATTGTTTCTGAGTTTCAATCCAAAGATACTTTAAAAGTACTCCTCATCCAACCCCAAGCAGCTTCGCATGGTCTTACTCTTACTGCGGCTAATACAGTGGTGTGGTACGCCCCAGTAACCAGTGTTGAAACTTACTTACAGGCTAATGCTAGGATCAATAGACCAGGGCAAAACAACCGGATGAGTGTGGTGCACATCCAAGGAAGTCCTGTAGAAGCAAGGCTGTATAAGATGCTCCAGGGCAATATTTTAAACCACCACAAAATTATAGATCTTTATAGGAAAGAAATAAGCGAGTAGGCTTGACTTTGTCAAACACAGTGTTATCCTTACTTCCCTTTTTTAAAAACTCAACGGGATATACCGATGAATGAACCTACCAAACCTACTCCAGACGAGTTAGTCAAAGTCTACATAAAAATCCGAGAAGCCATACGCGAGAAGGAAGCTGCACACAAAGAAGAGATTGCCTCTCTTAAAGAGCAATTTAAAATGATGTCCGATTTACTTTTGGATCATTGCAAAGAGCATAACGCTACTTCTGTTGTAACTGAGTTTGGTACTTTTTACCGTACTGTTAGGACTAAATATTGGACTAGCGATTGGGCAGCTATGTATGACTTTATTGTAGACAAAGGCGCTGCGCATGTACTGGAGAAGCGGATTAACAGTAAAGCTATGCAAGAATTTTTAGAAGAAAACCCCGAGAGTTTACCGGCGGGTCTTAACTCCGATAAGGCATATACTATCCAAGTTAGAAAACCCAATGCTAAATAGTCCGTTCCCCAACGATGCAGAGTCTCCCCGAGTTACTAAGAGGAGGCTTCAGACTAATACTAACGGTACTTTTGTGCGTGTCGTTAACGGCGAGAAGAAGGGGGAACCTTTCCATAGCAGCGTTAACATTATTGTAACTTGGTCCTTACCAAGCGTGTCTCGTATTTTTTACAAAGATAAATATGACGCTAGTAAACCTGCCGCTTCACCTAAATGTTGGTCAAACATGGGAGACAAGCCAGAAAAAGAAACTCCTGACCCACAACACCCAAACTGTGCAGATTGCGAAAACAATATTAAAGGTTCTGGTGCGGGGTCTAGCAGAGCGTGCCGGTATATGCGCCGCCTTGCCGTCCTCATAGAAGGGGATACCTCTGGGGATGTTTATCAATTTAATGTACCGGCTAAGTCTTTGTTTGGGAAGGGCAAAGGCAATGTGCATCCTTTTGAAAGTTACCTTTCTTACTTACGGTCTAATGGAGAACACCCAGACAATGTTGTGACTAAAGTTTGTTACAGCCCTAACTCCAATGCCATAGAACTTTTATTTACACCTTTACGCAATGTAAGCGAGGAAGAATGGCAGTTGGTTAAGACCGCCCAAGATCTTCCTGATATAAAACGTTACACCCAGGTTGTAGCCTACAGTGTAGCTGAACAATCTCCCTTTGCTGAAACGCAGGGGTTTACTTTTAGTTAATTTTTACAGGAGAAAATAATGTCCGACCCTATTTACCATGTAATTAAAAACGTATCTGCGCTTTATCCGAGAATAAATAGAACGTATAGATACGATACTACAGCAGGGAAAAGTGTCCCTTGTGACCCGTTAGCTGACCAAGCAAGTTATGCTTTACAGTTTAAGGCTAGTGATGCCCAGGCTAAAGAGTTGTATCAAGTTATGAGCAAAGCGTTTGCAGATTCAGATAGACGCACACCTAAATGGGCAGACACGTTGGAATTGCCTTTTAACCAAGATGAAGATGGCCTTTTCATAGGTAAAGCTAGTTTGAAAGGGGCGTACAACAGCGAGCTGACTACACCCCCTAAACAGTTTGATTCACAAAACACCCCACTCCCTGTTGATTTTTTATTGACTACAGGTAGCACAGTCAATTTAAGTGTAACCCTCTACCCTTACGGACCTAGTGACAAATCCACTGGTGGGGGTGTCTCGTTACGTTTACGTGCGGTACAAGTAATTAAGTACGTACCAATGCAAGAGCGTTCTCCGTTTGAGGTAGTAGAAGATGGGTTCCAAAGTGCAGAACTAACGGGGTCTAATGAGCCTTCTGCCACTGAACTTTTCCCTACTGACGACATTATTCCTGCTCCTAAAAAAGAGCCAGTGGTCGCAGACCCTATTGCAGAGCCTGTTAAGAAGGAAGTTAAGAAAGAGGCAGCGCCGCCCAAAGATGAAATTGCTGATGTCCTCTCTGCGTGGGCAGATGAGTAATCTATGAGCTACGGGTACAGCATACGGCTCATAGAACTAAATAAGAAAGCTAACAAAAGATCTCTTGGTGTTCGCTTAGGCAAGTTGTGCATAAAGCATGATCTGCCTATAGCGCAAGTGTCTATCCATTTGGGTGTTAGTAGGCAAACTTTATACAACTGGTTTGAGGGTGTTTGTGAACCTCATCATACAGTGTCGGATAAAGTCCAAGAATATTTAGACTCCTTTAAGCCTAATACATAAAAGTATAAAAATGAATCGAGGTAACTTGGGGGGAGCAGTCCCCCTAAAAAAAGTAAATGACTGAATTTGATCTTTTAAATACTGTTCAACCTGATGAAGGTTGGTTTTGTATTTTAGGTATCAAGAAGGTAGAAGGTAAAGATGACGTTAGGCAACAGCTTGTAGCTACTCGAAAAGAAGTTGATGCTCTTACAGCGCAATATGTAACAGAAAAAAGAAATGTGTTTTTTGCAGTGAGCAAATATGCCACCGAAACGAACCGTAAAAAAGACAATGTACGTGCTGTTAAATCTTTTTGGTTAGATATTGATTGCGGGGAAGAGAAAGCCAAGCCTAATCTTACTACTGGAATACCTGATGGATACCTTGACCAACCTACCGCAGCTAGAGCCCTCAAAGCTTTTTGCACTCTAATTGGTTTACCCCTTCCTATCGTTGTAGATTCAGGCAGGGGGCTTCACGTTTATTGGGCGTTGACTGAAGAAGTGAGCCGAGAACAATGGGAGCCTGTTGCTGAGAGGCTACGTGAACTCTGTGTAACTCATAAGTTTTACGTAGACAACGCTGTCTTTGAGGTTGCACGCATTTTGCGTATACCTGGTACTTACAATTTTAAAGGGGAACAACCTGCGTTAGTACAACCACTGGGAGAACCCCTTGAAGCTAAACAATTACCCCTTGGGGAATTTGCTGCTTTACTTGGTGTAAAGGAGAGTCCTCTTAAAAGAGTTTCTAAATTAGGGGAGTACCTAGCTACTGCAAATAACGGCAACACTACAACTAAGTTTACGAAGATAATGCAACGTAGTGCTAAGGGCGATGGGTGTGCACAACTGTTAGATTGCTACCTTAACCAAGAAACCCTTGTTGAACCTAGGTGGTTCGATGCCTTGTCCGTAGCTAATAAATGCGATGACCGAGAAAGTGCCATTATAAAAATGTCTGAGCGACACCCTGAATATTCTTTTGCTTCGGCTGATGCAAAAGCTAAAAACTCGGAAGGGCCACATGGGTGTGAGCAATTTGAACGGAACAACCCTGGTGGCTGTGAAGGTTGTCCTCATCAAGGGTTGATTACTGGTCCAATTAAATTAGGCAAGGGGGTTGCCGCTGCTTCTACCGATGATTTTATAAAAGACCCACTGAGCAACGGTTCGGCGGGGCCCCCTCTTTTATTTACCCCACCAAGCTACCCGTTTCCTTTTTTCCGAGGCAAGGCCAACGGTATATACCATAGTGATGGCGTTGAAGATTCTGATGCGGAGCCTACATTAGTTTACAAAAATGATTTGTACGTGGTTAAGCGTATGGAAGATCCAAATTTAGGGGATGTCGTAGTGTTCAGGCTTCATTTACCTAAAGACGGGGTAAAAGAATTTAACATTCCTAACGTACACGTTTCCGAAAAGGCAGAATTGCGTAAAGCTTTAGCTTCCTATGGAGTTTTAATTTCAGGCAGTAAGAAATTTGATCTTTTACATTTGTACATAATTCTTTCAATTACAGAACGGCAAGATGAGGAGAGGGCAGAGAAGATGAGAACACAGTTTGGTTGGGCAGATGGTGACAGCAAATTTATTGTAGGAGATAAGGAATACTCTGCGGATGGGGAGTACCATAGCCCACCCGCTGCACTTACCGAAGATATAGCAAAACATATGGTGCCCAAGGGTACTTTAGAAAAGTGGAAAGAAGTTTTTAATCTCTATGGTAGGCCAGGGTTAGAGCCCCATGCGTTTGCTGCGTTGACAGCCTTTGGTTCTCCTCTGTTTAAGTTTGTAGGGCAGAGCGGAGCGATACTTAATTTAATCCACCCTAGTTCGGGTACCGGAAAATCTACAATACTGTACATGGTAAACAGTGTTATGGGCCATCCTAAAGCCCTGAGTGCTAATTTTGCTGACACTCTTAATGCTAAACTTATGCAGCTTGGCATGATGAATAACTTATGTTTTACAGTAGATGAGATGACTAACACTCCCGCAAAAGATTTTTCTGTTCTGGCGTACAGTATGTCTCAAGGACGCGGTAAACACCGAGTAAAATCACAAACTAATGAACTGCGAGCCAACTATACTCACTGGTCGAATATGTCTTTGTGTAGTTCTAATTCTTCCTTTTATGAAAAACTTGCATCTTATAAAACGGACGCTGATGGTGAGATAATGCGGTTGCTGGAGTACAAGATAGATTACACACCCTCTGAAATTATCCCTACTGATATTGCTAAAGAGTTATTCGACCATCAACTTTTAAATAATTACGGTCACGCGGGGCCGATTTATGCGCAACACCTAATAGAAAACCTTGATGACATAGTTAAAGGGCTGTTGGCAATTCAGAGGAAGATTGATACTGAGTTAAAACTTACCCAGCGAGAACGTTTTTGGTCAGCCATACTTTCTTGCAACATAGCGGGCGGCTTGATTGCTAGACGGTTAGGTCTTATAGATTGGGATATGAATCGGCTTTACGCTTGGGCTACTAGCATGTTGCATGAGCTTCGCAATGATACCACGCCTCCTACGTTCAACGCCGTGCAAGTGGTTGGAGATTTTGTTTTGCGTCACATTGATAACACTTTAGTTGTAGAGGACGCTGCTGATAAACGTACCCACATGCCGTTGCTGCCAACCAAAGACCCTAGAGGCTCATTGATTAATCGTTTTGAACCTGACACTAAAAGATTATTTATTACTGCTAAACCTTTTAAAAATGATTGCGTAGACTTACAGGTTAACTATAAAGACACTTTAGCCAAGCTTAAGCAACAAGGTATTTTCTTAGGCACGTCTGTAAAAAGAATGTCCAAAGGTATGAAAGTTGTTTCCCCAGGAGTTCACGCACTTATATTCGATGCTTCCCATCCTGATTTTAACTTCGACATTGAGCAGTTTACGGTAGCTGTTTCAGACACAGAGGAAAGTGATGGTAGTAGAGCAAGTTAATTACGAGGTAAATTGGAAGGCATTTAAGCGTGGCTACTCTATATTTGTTCCGTGTTTAAATCCATCTTTAGCAAAACAAGAAATAATGAAAACAACTAAAAGACTTAAATTTAAAATAATTACTAAAGTAGTTATCGAAGACAACATTAGGGGTATACGTTTCTGGAGAGTTTAATTAACTCTACTGCGCCTAACTAAATCAGAAGCGAACGGAGCTAACTGCGTTTGAGGTACAACTAAGCCTTGATCCCCTTCGGCCCTAGTAGTTGCTCGTCCTGTTATAGATTGGTTTACACTGTTCCCAGATATGGGGTAGAACGCATTGCGGTAGTTGTATTCCTCTACCGCATCTAGAGCTTCCTCAATGTTAGCTCGTGTACGAGCAGTTGAATTCTCCATGTCTTTGGCGAAAGCTAAATTAACTTCGTTGAGTACTTTAGTTCGTTCCCGTTGTATTTCAATTGTCATTCGTTTGGCTAGAAAATTAGCTTTTTGTATTTCAGCCTCTGTAGTAGGTTGGAAATTTAAGGCTTGCCCAAGCAACTTACCCGTGGTGTACCACTCTGCATCTAGGATAGGCGCACGTTGCCCGGATGTTACACTGCCTTCTTGAGATACTCGAAAAGCTTTCATGGGTCCACGGAAAAATGCAGGGGCAAACTTTTCTAAGCCCCTATCAAAATTGCCCTCGTTAACATCCTGTATACCATCCGCTATTTGTGCTCCCATAGCCCCTAAAGGACCACCAAAAGTATCAAATAAAAATTGTGTAAAAGCTCCTTTCATATCATCTGAGGGCACTCTATCTTGGAACCACAAATGATCTAGCGTTACGGAGGAGCCGACATTCCAATCTGTTAGTGCAGATAAGGGGCCCATTTCTACCCCTCTTGCTACCCCTTGTGCAGTTTCTGGTGACAACCCAAGCACACTAGCCAAGTCACTATTAGGACCAAACATGGTGGGTATCCACCATTCTCTAAACCACAAGTCTAAATTCCTTTTGCCTAGCGGATTACCTTCATCGTTCTCGTCATACCATATATCAGCATCTTCATCGTCCATGTCGGGCCTCAGAGCTTCCCGTATCCCTTCGGCCATCCCCATCATGGCTGTATACCCAGGCACACCTACTAAACCCGCAAACAAAGTAGTCATTCCTATGGTGCCAAAAAGTTTTGTGGCAGCAGCTTTCTTTTCTTCCTTGGGAATAGTGGGCCATATTGTGCCAAAGAAATTACGAACTAAAAACGAAGTCATTTGTAACGGGTACGTTAAAAACTGAGTAGCTATTTTACCTACAGGGTGTTTCATTACTGGGGGCTTTTCATACAACGTATAGTTAAATAAAGTTTCGTAAGTAATTTCTACAGCTTTTTCTGTGGCAGCACTGAGAGCAGCTTCTGGACTCAGGTTAGGGTTGGTTTGTGCGAGTCTGTCTAACTCTAGTTCCAATGCAGACATAAACATTATCTCACGGGACAACCGTTCACTATGGTGGAAAAGAAACCCCATCATGTCTACAAAACCACGCCAACTTTTTTTACCTAGGTTGTCGAACTGATCACTGTCTGATTTTTTTCGAGCACTTATATCAGCACTGTAAGTTAAATTAAGAATGCCTAAATCTCTGGCTCTTTCAAATCCAGCTTTTAATTGATCTTTGTTAGGGTGGTCTTCGATATATTTGGAACTAACGATAGATACGTCATCATCAAACATACCTTTACCAACCAATGGGCTGTCTTTACCAAAGCGATTTATAACAGCTAAGTAACCCCCTAGAACTCGCATTACATTTTTCTTACCGTACCCTCTAGCTACTAACGTGGGTATGCCCACTATGGGTACTTGGGTAAATTGGATAAGAGCAGACTTGGGGGAGGTCAACATGTACACAAACGCCACTTGGTTACCCAGACCGGCGAGTTTACCAAAGTCAAAACCTTCAGGTATAACAGGGTTGATTTCTGCTCTAGCCCTAGAAGACAATTCATTAAAAAGAGCTTCATACTTTAGCTTACCTTCACTAGGAGTCATGCTATCCACACTGGCTTTTGCCCCTTCGATGGCAACTTCAAGTGGAGCAATAAATTCAAACCGTGCTAGTTGGTTAGCAGAACTAGACTGCGAACTTATAAAGTTACGTAGGGCATCTTCACTGTATCCGGTATAACCTTGCCTGTTTAAAAATTTGCGGCGTAATGCACCTGGCGGCAATGTCCTTAGATACAACTGATATATGCTATCTTTTAATTGGGCTCGGTCTTGGGGAGAGTTGCCCACAGTGTCAAGCAAGTCAAATAATTCTTTTAACTCTTCAGTGCTGCCCATCAATTCTTTTTGACCGTCTTGCAATTTGTTACCAATGTTTATTTCTCCAGAACCTATCAACTCATCTTTGTCTCTATCCCCTACAATTTGATTTAGAAGCTCATCTCTTTCGGCAGCAGTTTCCCGCATATAAAATTCCATTTCTGGACCCTTACCCACCCTAATCCAAAAATTTCCATAACGCATAAGAGGGAAATATACTTTTAATTGTTTAGCATTTTGGTATTGCAAAGTAATCATGTTGATGAGTTTGTCTTGGAGTGCTAGGTCTTGCGTTGTGTTGTTGATATGCTCAATTAATAATTCTTGGTATTTAAGAAAAGTTTCTTTATAGGCATCTCTAGCCATAACATATATTTCATGGGCTTTCCCATTGTCTACTTGACCCACTTCGTCCCACAACCTGTACATGGCTTCAATATCAGCAATTCGTTGTGTTATTTCATCATCTATTTGTGCTCGTTGACTATCTGATAAGTCGGGGTTTTCGGCTGCTTCATACAACCCTCCTACCCGTGTATCAGGATTTTCTACACTGGGCTTCCCATTCAATACTTCATCATTAGCAATGGCTTCTTCAACAGTGGCATGTTCGGCCATATCTAAATTTAATATAGTAGACCTATGCATTATATCCGCGAGAGTTTTGGCTTGCGCAGGAAAATTCTTAGTAAACTCTACCCAAGGTTGAATTCGTTTGTGAATTAAACCCATTGCAATGTTACGTTGTTTGTTAAACTCTTGAATAACTTTGTTTATTCTTACTGCGTCAAATTTACCATTCACCCACCGAGTAATATCAGTTGTAGTAAGCACTTTGGATATGGCTACAACTGCCGAATCACTCATACGACCAAGCGCTTCCCGTAAACTTTTGATAGCCTGTTCACCATCCCTAGTTTCCATCATCAACTTACCCATATTGGACAAGGTGCCTCGCGCCCCACCAATATTATCGCGAATAGCTTCTACTATTTTTTTGACACGGAACTCTTTCTTGTCACTAATTTTTTTGGCAGCTAATACTTGTCCAGCATTGGCAGCTGTTTCGGGTACAAACAAAGCATCACTTGCCTTAATGAGTTCCATAAAGGCTGCTTTTTGGGAAGAGGGTATGTTAAACAGTTGGCGCAACAGCTCTACGAATTCACCAAACAATGTGGTCTTACCATCCCTACTGGGCTCCCCGTTAAGGAACTGTTGCATGGCTTCGTTAGTTCTTGCGTAAGCTATGAATTCATTTAAGTCATTGAATGCACCGGCATTAAACAAGTTTCTGTCAGTGTCTGTTAAGGTGCCCGCTTTATCCTTAGCTTTATACCGTGCTTCAGCTTTTTCCATTAGACTTTTTAGTTTGTCCAAGGATTCGACTTCTTTGTTAGTCAAGCCCTCATTAGTTGGGTCTTGGTTTTCATAGATGTTTACTTTAGCTACTGTCCCTTTGTGGGTAGCTTCATGGAGTATTACTTCTTCGTTCAACCCTTTTTCAGGATGTAAGTACATAG